TTCGGGTAATTGCCCACCAATATCAATTTCTGGCATAACAGTTGATTCTGCGCCGCCGTTATTAAAGAGGCACTTGAAGACTTGATCCCTGGTATTTCTCACATAAAATTTATTTGCATATTGAGGATACAAATTCTCAACTCTACTGTATGCGTTTTGAGTGTATGTGTAGTCGAATGAACTATTTACCATCAGATGACGATTGTTTGTGATTGAAACGATTTCTTTTCTGACCTTTGGTACGTTGATACCATCACCATCAATTAGAATAATTTCACCAATACTCAGGTTCGATGTAAAATATGTGTCTGCGCTACCAACAACATTCATGGTTGATATTGTTGCAGAAACATTTGCTGGGAGCTGAGTTTTGGACTCGTAAGTAAATAACTCAGATTTTTCAGTGTATTCGGTATAGGCGGTGTTATTTGCCCAGTCAACTCTAGGGGCAACCAAATTAATATCAGCGCCATTAATCTTTTTCACAGAAACTAAATTCTTATACACGTTATCTAGAGCTTCAACAGTCTCAACTGAATCGGCAATCAACGCATCACTCTGTGGCCATTGTGTTGATTTTCCAATCCCAACATAAGTGTTAGCTTCAAGCGTAATGGCTTCTTCATACTCTTTAGCCATGTAAACTCTATTTTGTATGGTGCTTAGGCTCTTCATTAAATTCTACTCTTGAATTTGTTTAAGTATTTCGAAAGAAACATTGTCGAAGTATGGGTAAACAGCATAACTCACCAGATTTGCGTTTGCCGTGAATGTCGCAGAAGAAGTATTTATCGTGTATGTTTTTCCGCTTCCGCTCAATATTTTTCCACTTATGTTGCTAGAATTGAATTTAAATTTCACAATATCATTTGCAACTAGATTCAAAGTATATGTATTTGATGTGAATGTAATCGTGTTAGAATTATATGGGACGTTAATATATCCATCGCCATAGAATTTGGTATTGCTTTCCAACGTCAATAGCGAAGAAGTATTAACATTCACAACAACTTTTACTTGTTTTCTAGTTTCAATATTATTATTTAAAATGATGCTGTCATTACTTGAAACATTAGATGTGAAGTTGATATAAAACCCGACAACGTTTCCTGTTCTGTTTTCAGGATCAAGAGTAACAGTTCCAACTATAGCTGTATTTTTGGTAAATATCTTCATGAGAAAGTAAATCCTGTCGTCACCACATCGATAATCTTTTTCGTTCCCAATGGTTTCATTCCGATTGGATGTAAGATATCTAACAATGCTTGTTTATAATTGTTTAATGACTGTTCTGTTACTATAACGTATGAGAAATTGTGGTACTTTCTGGAATCTTGCAATTTTTTATCTGAGCTTAAGAACCCGTCAGTATTTAGATAATATCCATTATAGATAATTAGACCATTTAAAAATTCAGCATTTGCTCGGGCAAGACCATTGCCATAGGTTGTTTCTGAAATAACATCCACATTATATTGCGGAGTTGAATCTGTTGCTGTTATCGTCAGATTTGCAGATGTATTCAAAGACCCATTATAGTTGTAAACTCTTAGAACTCCGCTTGATGATATGTATTGATCAACATTAGCTCTAAATGTTGGAGAAGATAAATTACCTTGATACACCATTTGTTTTTCTACAAATGTATCTATCGGATCATCGATGGCAGCAATTTCGATATCTCTTACTTTAAGAGAGACAATTGGCGTATCAACATAACCACTACCTCTACTCAATAATCTAAAGTTTTTAATCCTACCAACATCTTCTACTGTCGAAACAATCTCATCACCCTCACCATATCGATACGCTATTAAACTCGCGCCAGTGCCAGCTGCAGAAGCATAAACATTGTTTTTATTTCTGACTACCAGTTCGACCGACCCTTTCGGTCCAATGTATCCTTCTCCGCCAGAAACCAACGTCAAAGAAGTGATTTTCCCAGTCCCATCTACTGTAAATGTGATATTTGCCCCGTATCCACCACCAGCATTTCTATTCACATAAATTTTATCTGTACTTGTATTGTATCCAGTTCCGCCAGTGACGATTTGAACATTAGCTATAATTCCAAGATTTAGAAATGATTGTCTGGACGCTTCCCAGGCAGTTCTATTTGCGGGAGTATCTTCACCAGCAAAAAATATATCATTGAAATAATTTTCTGATGTTGTTGTATCATAAAAAGAATTCACATCAATTGTTGGGACCTCAGTGTACTTTGATCCTGGTGATCTGATTTTTACTTTTGATATCGCTCCGATATTTACCGTTTCAAATTCAAACGCTTCGCTTAAAACAGTCGCTATATTTGCCGTAGTTAAATTTGGAAAACCATATGATGCAGCATTAAGTTGAATTGATGCATATTGATCAATTGAATCTAAATTATATGTAAATGGAATAGTGTTGGTGACTTCGGTAACTTCAACAACAGCATCAACAATATCACCACGCGCAATATCAATTGCAGATGGGATAACGTCGACCTCAGTGTTTGGCTTTATTCTAAATCCAAATCCGCCTTTCGATACAGCAACTGTTTGTATTCTACCGTCCGTAACTTCGTTTACAACAACTCTCGCTTCAGCGGTTGATATTGCTGGATTGTCCGATAGCCCACCAATTAAAACAACGGGATCTCCAGTCTTATACTTCAACCCTCTATGTTTTGGGTCGATACGAACGTTTGATAGCGCGCCAATAATTCTTTCTGATAGAAGAATTCCTTGCTCACCATTATCATCGACATAAGTTACGTCAAGCAATTCACCATTTTCAAAAGTCTTTCGAACATTTGAGACATAGATTTCAATAATTTCTGCGCCAGTCCCGACGTCGATGGTTCTGTATGCGCCTTCGATGACGCAAGATGCCTTTGATAATTGACCAATAGCCAATCGCTTAACAATTGAATTCAGATCAAAACTCGATGGTGTATTTTCAACTGTCAATCTGAGTGTTCTTGGAATTCTCCATTTACCATCGGATGCTCTGAGAATATTTTCTTTCGGTAATACAATCTCAATGTCTTCGTTATAAAGAATTCTGAATAGGAACTTCAGCGATTCAATACTTCCCTTTTTCGCATAAAAATCATTGATTGTTTTGATTAACTTAGCTCTGTCGTTGACCAAATCTTCTGGGAAATATGGCAGAAACTTTTTACTGAAGTATTGAATAAACTCTGAAGTGGTTTTATCAATATCAGCATAAGAAAGAAGACTTCTGGATTCAGCTGTTACTCCATTTTCTTCTTCTAACCACTCATAGTATGCTTTAATGAATGCAACGAAATTTTCATATTTGTTGTCTAGATCGTCCCGAATGAATTCGGGAAGTTGATTCTTTACAATGAACGATATTGGGTTTGAAATTGACATCAGTCAGAAACACTCAAATTGACTGTGATTGCACCCAAATCAAATTCATCTAGAGTCGTGAGTGATTGTCTTTGACTTTTGAATGTTAACGAATTTGGTTTGGCATTAAATCTCAAAAATCCTTGTGGGTCGTCGATCGCAATTGGATTTAAATTCAGAATTGAAACGCGACCTGAATTGTAATTTACAATACCAGCATTATCATTTAAGACGGTTTTGATATCACTATCGTCATAATAATATGTTCTTAATCTTCCCGTTCTACCCTGAATTATTGGATTCAAAGTGGCTCCCGTTCCACCACCACCAGTAATTTGTATTGTTGCAGTTGTATATCCAGTACCAGGCTCAAGAACACGAACACTTTTGAATTTTCTATTCACAATAACAGCTTCGACTCTAGCGCCAACTCCATCACCAACAACTGTTAGAACTGGAGTTGACGTATAATTCGATCCAGTCAGAACAACTTCAACTTCTTCAATTCCAGTGAATGAATCTGGAACTTCCTCAATATAACACGTTCTTCTAACACCAGCTGTATCTAATTGCGTAAATCCTGGAGTACTGTACATTCTTTCGCTGGCAGAAGAACATCGTTCTAATTCTGTTCCAAATTCTAGAATATAATCTTTGGATACGTTTAATGTTACAGGGATTCTCTTTTGAATGAAGAGATCAACTGTTGAGTTGATGATTGATGTGTCGGAGTCGTCGATTAATCTCAGAAGTCTTGATGCTTTGAATGTTGAATTGAATGTATTCAAATATTGGTCCGAAAATCCAAGAACAGCATTTTTTATTGTGCTCACTATTTGACCAGCGTTTTTTGACGTCAATCTTGGATCATACGTTGCTTGAATTTGTAAAAGCAAATAGTTGTAATCAACATCAACGAATTGTGGTGTTACAGTCATAACACTAATTGGTTTCAATACCGTGTTTACCAGGTAATCTTTTTCGCCTTGAGTGACTTCGAATCCAACTCTTGGTTTTGCCGTTACAAACACTTTACCATAAACTGGTGGAATATTTTCCTCACCACCCCAAACATTTACTGCATCGAAATATGGATATTTGCGATTAATCAATGCGATGTAATCGTTCTTTGTTACTGCTCGATTGTTCGATAAATATTTCTTCGGCGCATTAAATTTAACATCATCAATCGTTTCGCGGATGTTACCAGCTGAAGATTTCATGGAAGTTGTGACTGCCGCCGTTGATCCCGAAAGAACAGATCCAGACAGTCTAAAATTCTCAATTCCATTCGCCAAAGAACCATTTGTTACGATATAGGAAACAATCACCAGATTTCCATTGTCGAGTTTCTTCCCAAGAACCCCATCTCCAAAATAAATTCTATACCGACCAGCATCACCTTCTTCGAGATAATACACTTCTGAATTGGTTGTAACTTCAGTCGCATCGTCAGCAAGAACATATGTTCTTTGGGATATTTCTGTTGATGATTTTTGAATAGTCACTAATAGAGTTGATGTATCAATAGAAGCATCAGGAAGTTCAAATATTTGTTTTGGATTCGACAGATTGTCTACGGTAAACACAAAACTCGCTGGATTTCCTTCTTTAATGGACACTCCAGTAAAGTTGAATAGCGTTCCAGTATTTGAAACTGTTTTCTCGTCAACAGAAACGAACACAAAAGATTGCCCATCAACTGATTGACTTGTAAACTGTGTAAATCTTGGTAGAGTCAGAATTGTTGTTGCATCAGAAATAGACTTTGTGATTGCGACGTTTACTGTTGCGGTTGCTGACGTTGTTGACCTCGGCGTGTATCCGAGAAGTTTAGCGTGAGAAACTACGGATTGACGAAGAGCCGCTGAATCCATGAACATTTCATTTGCAATCATATTCAAATAAAACGAATTATAATGCGTGTTATATGCAAGAACATCAAGAAGGATGTTCATAGCAGAACCTTCAAAATCGAATCCGTCGAATTCTTCTTGACTGCGAAGATAGTCTTTTAAACTATCCTTGATGTTGTCAAAGTCTAATTCAGAAACTGAGAGTTTTGCCATTTATCGTAGTCTCTCTAGAAATATTGTTGTAGTTATTGGTTCTTCTAAATTCAATAAAAAGAACGTAACGGTAACATCATAACCATTCCCATCGATATTTTCTAAAACTTCGACGGAACTCAACTCAACTCTCGGTTCAAAGTTTAAAATCACGTCTTCGATTTCTTTTGCAATAATGTTTGCGCTAA